GATTGTATTTAAGACGCTGTCTTGGAAAAACTTTTTATCAACTGGGAATCAGCCAAACAAGTTAATACTTAACAGACAAACCACAACACTTATTATTGGTAAGAATGGTGAAGGTAAATCTACTTGTCTAGATGCTCTGTGTTTTGTGTTGTTTGGTAAACCTTTTAGAAACATCAATAAGAACCAGATGGTCAACTCCATCAATGGTAAGAACACAGTTGTTGAAATTGAATTTTCTATCGGTCAAAAAGAATACAAAATTATTCGTGGTATCAAACCAAACATTTTCGAGATCTATCTTGATGGTGTGTTGGTAAATCAAGATGCAGCAACTAGAGATTATCAAAAGATTCTTGAACAACAAATCCTTCGTTTAAACTACAAAACATTTACTCAAGTAGTTATTCTTGGAGCAGCATCGTTTGTTCCATTTATGCAGCTGTCTTCTAATCAGCGTAGAGAAGTTATTGAAGATATCCTCGACATTAAAATCTTTTCTACCATGAATCAGATTTTAAAAGAGAAACAAAATGCAACAAAAGATGAGATTGCACGAATCGAAACAGAAATTAAATCTGCTAAGGATAAAGTTGAGATGCAGCAAAACCTCATCAAAACAATTTCTTCAGCTAAAAAAGAAGCCATCGATAGTATTAAAACAAAGATATCTGCTAGCACTGCTGAAATACAACAGACAGAGAGCGAGATTGAAGGAATCTTGGAAGAGATCGCTACACTTAAATCTAGCATCTCAAACAAAGACACTATTGTTGAAGACATCGACAAAGCCAAATCTTTCAGATCAAAACTCTTACAGAAAATCGAAACTTGTGAACATCACACTAAGTTCTTTAACGAACATGATGTATGCCCATCATGTGACCAGAATATTCCAGAGGAACATAAATCGAAAATTGTCGAAGATCTTAATTCGAAATTGTTGGAACAAAACCAAAAAATTGGTGAACTTGAGAATATCCTCTCCAACCTTAATGAAGGGTTATCTGAAATTGCTAAAGTACAATCGCAGATTACCGACAAAAATATTGAACTATCTACAAGAAATTCAGCAATCACCTTACTCAATAAACAAGTTAAAGCGTTACAAGATGAAGCGGACAGCGCAAAAACTGATACGGCAACTATCGATGAGGAGAAATCCAAGTTAAAAGAGTTGGCAAAGGTAGCTCTTGATAATATTGGTCGTAAGGGTGAACTTGATTCTGAAAAAGATCTACAGTATGTAGCTTCTGCTCTGCTACGGGACACTGGTATTAAGACTGCGATTATTCGTGAGTATCTACCAATCATGAATAAGTTGATCAATCAATATCTAAACCAGATGGATTCTTACATTCATTTTGAGTTAGATGAGTCGTTTAACGAAACAATCAAGTCAAGATTCCGTGATGAATTTACCTATGCTTCTTTCTCTGAAGGTGAGAAGATGCGTATTGACTTGGCTATCCTGTTTACATGGAGACAAATCGCCAAGCTGAAGAACTCTGTCAATACAAACCTTTTAGTTCTTGATGAAATTTTTGATTCATCATTGGATGTGAATGGCACTGACTATTTCTTAAACCTGATGAATACTTTGGGTGAGAATTCTAATGTGTTTGTTATCTCCCACAAAGGCGACCAGCTATTTGACAAGTTTAGATCAGTCATAAAATTTGAAAAACGGAACGATTTTTCAGTTATTGTATAACCCTACAAGTTGTAGGGTATCCTGCAAGCCCCACTGGACGGGACTGAAAAAAATGCTTGCTTTTAATTCATAAATACCGTATAATTACTCTATAACTTGGAGAAAATTATATGATGAATTCTAAAGACCTGCTCGCAAAACTATTGGCGAACGAAAATCTGAATGTTATTCGTGCCAATGTTGCCACTGCATCTTTTGAAAGTTTTACTCGCACCTTGACTCTTCCGCAATGGAAGGATATGACAACCGAAGTTGAGGAAATGTTAATCGGTCACGAAGTTGGTCATGCTTTGTATACTACGACTGAACATATCGAGAAAGAGGACTTCCGTAAATTACAAGGTTATATGAATGTAATCGAGGATGTTCGTATCGAAAAGAAAATCAAAAACAAATATCCAGGTCTGCGTAAGGCATTTATTACAGCCTACAAAGAACTCAAAGAGAAAGATTTCTTTGGTATTCAAGACAAAGACCTGTCTGATATTCTGTTGATTGACCGTATTAATCTATACTACAAGTGTGGTTTTAACTGTGGTGTAAAATTCAACTCTGAAGAAATGAACTTGGTTCGCAAGGTAGATCGTTGCGATTCTATGGAAGATGTGTATAAATTGGCTCAAGAAATTTATTCTTATGCCAAAGATGAGCGTGATGCTAAACAACAACAACTTAAAGAACTCCGTGAGTTGAATGGGGAAGACGAGAAAGAAGAAGTAGAGTTTGATAACTTTATGGACGACCCTGATGATTTTGACGATTATCAACCAGACGAGGAAATAGAAGACGAAGATCAGAAAGCACCTAAGTCAAACAAGTCTGATCCCGAAGCTGAGAAGAAAGAAGAACAAGCACAGGAAGAAGAAGACTTAGAGTCTAAAACTCAGAAGTCTTTTGCTGAGCGTCTTAAAGATTTGGCTGATACCGAGACTATCGTTCAAAACTTTACACCAAAACTTGAGTCTACTCGTGATCCTATCGTTGGCTATAAAACAATTCTGTCTGAATTGAAAGAAGCCAAACCAGCTCTCTATCAAAGAATGGTAAATTACCACGATAAGGAACATGCTGATCGTTGGGTTGCTAAACAACAAGTAGACTTGTTGAAGTTTAAGACTGACTCAATGCGTGTTGTAAACTATCTTGTTAAAGAGTTTGAGATGCGTAAGTCAGCTACTGAGTATAAGCGTATTACAACTTCTAAGTCTGGTGATTTGGATATGCGTAAATTGTATGCTCATACTTTGACTGATGATATTTTCAAGAAACTTGATGTGTTGCCTGAAGATAAAAACCATGGTATGATTTTCTTATTAGACTGGTCAGGTTCTATGTCTGGTGTTATGGATGATACCATTAAACAGGTTATCAACCTTGCGATGTTCTGCCAACGAATTCAAATTCCATATCAGGTATTTGCCTTTACGACTGGTCGTTCATCTTCTCGCGATGAAGATATTCTTCGTAGAGCAGGTGCTAGTTCTGCTGCTGAAACAATGAGTGGGTTTGCTGACACTGGTTATCACCTACTTGAGTTCTTTAATAATAAGATGACCAACAGCGAATTTAATGCTATGATTGATTATTTGTTTAATCGTCCATGGGCTTACTCAAGGGATTATGATTTGAACAGCACTCCGCTGAACGAATCTCTCTTGTTCCTTTGCGACTATGTTGGAACTTTCATCAAGAAGAATACTGTTGAGAAAATGTCTTTGATTACTTTGACAGATGGATCTGGTCATGCGATTCATGGTGCTGGTCAAAGTTTGCGTAGCTACAAACACAGCGATGATTACAAAACTACATACAAGGTAAAGAATTTTATTCGCGACCCAATGACTAAGAAGGAATATCCTTTGTCTGACAATGGTGGTGAACAAACTCGTACCTTCTTGCGTATCATTAAGGATCGTTACGGTATCAAAACTGTTGGATTCCATGTGGCTCATAACAGTCGCCGTGATATTGGTTGCTTCATTCGTGATAATGTTGGTGGCGTATCAAATAGCCAAGAATATTACATGACTGAACAGATCCGCAAGGATATTCGCCAGAACGACTATGCTTTGATCCAAAACACAGGTCGTGATGAGATGTATCTGTTGTCAGCTTCCAAACAGAAAATTGAGGAGGGTGACCTTAAGATTGACTCTACAGCGAATGCCAAGTCTATTGCAAAACAATTCAGCAAATACCTCGGTGTAAAGAAGTCCAGCCGAGTAGTTCTGAGTCGTTTCGTGGGCATAGTTGCGTAAGTTATTGATTTTAAAGGAGAAAATAACCCTATAAAAAGTAGGGTTATTACTTGCTTTTAATTCGCAAATAGGGTATAATTATATTATGGAATTGATTATGGAGGTCGTTATGTGGGATGGATTTACTGATAATGAGTTGATCAACCTTGCTGTAGAATATGGCATTCAGGATCAATTAGTTGTGATTGGTGGGCGATTATTCAACCGAGAAGAAGTTGAAGCACACTTGACCGAAGTTGAATACGATCTTGCATTTCGTGCTTGACTTTAATTGTGAAAAGTTGTATAATTATTGTATATTATGAATGGAGTGAATGATGGCAGATGCTAACTATGTGAATGAGTTTGAAACAAAACTCTTTGAGTTGTTCCCCGATGTTAAAACAACATCCACAGTTTCCCGTAAACAGCTTCAAACTGTTATGGAGAAATTAAAATCTTCCAAGTATCCGACTTGGTTGATGCAAAATAAACTTGGTCGTGGTTTGTATGCCATTCCTGGTGGTAGCATAACAGCTCCAATCGCAGGCAATACTGCCCTTGCTCCGAAACAACCTGAGAGTGTTATTGTGGATTATACAAACCTTGATTCCCTTGTTCCAAAGTTGGATGCAAACTATGTTCCCTTTGGTAATTACAAAGACTTAGAACGAATCATTGCTTCTAAGCAGTTCTACCCAACTTATATTTCTGGTCCAACTGGTAATGGTAAATCTACTTCTATCGAGCAGATTTGTGCCAAGTTACATCGACCACTTATCCGTGTAAACCTAAACAAAATGACTGACGAAGATCAGTTGATTGGTTCTAAGACCCTTGTCGATGGTAATGTCGAGGTCGTTGAAGGTCCAGTAATGATTGCGATGCGTCTAGGCATCCCTCTTTTGCTCGATGAGATTGACGCTGGTGGTGCCAATACTTTGTTATGTCTCCAGCCAATCTTAGAGGGCAAACCTTTCTACTTCAAACTTAAGAACGAGATGGTTTATCCAGCTGTTGGGTTTAACTTGTTCGCAACTGCTAACACAAAGGGTAAGGGTAGCGATGATGGTCGTTACATCGGTACCAATGTTCTTAACGAAGCATTCTTAGAGCGTTTCGCAGTTACTTTCAATCAAGAATATCCTGATGCGAAAGTAGAGATTAAGATTGTTGAGAATCTTATGAAGTCTTTTGGTTGCCATGATGCTGATTTCGCAAGCAACCTAGTCAAGTGGGCTGAAGCAATTCGTCGCACCTTCGATGCTGGTGGTGTTGACGAAACAATTACCACTCGTCGTCTGGTTCACATCGTTCGAGCATTCTCGATCTTCAAGAATCAGAAGAAAGCAATTGAGTTGTGTACTAATCGTTTTGACGACGCAACTCGTCTTGCCTTTGTTGACTTATTCGACAAGGTATCCGCAGGTGAATTGGTTGTTGAAGAACCTGTTCATGCTGAGGAAGTCAAAACTGAAGAAAACATTCCATTTTAATTGAAGGAGTATTATATTATGTTGAAATTTAAAGATCTAACCAAGTCACAGAAGCAGTTTATCGTTCGTACTTTGGAAAACTTTCCTGAGTATTACAAAGAAAACACACTGGGCGCCAAGCAAATTCATGCATCTTATTACAAGATGAAAGCTGAGCGTGATAATTCTGGTGAGAAGTTGGGTTATCCTAACTGGTTGCAAACAAATAACCGAGTAGGTCGTGGGCAGTATCAAATGCCTTGGCCAACCGAAAGCGAATTGAAGTCCTTCTCAACTGTAAAAGTTGCAAAGGTTGATAAAGATGCAAGTAAACTTCAAGAAATTATTGACACAAGCGATGATTTCGAGGTAGAATATCAATCTGATGAAGACTTCATCAAGGAACTCCGCGATAACGGCATCTCCGTTTAAGCGAGTTTGAGGGATGGTTAATGCCATCGCCATCCCTCTTTTTTTATACGATGGTTATATTATGGAGTTATTACATGTCTAAGAAAGACTTATTGTTGAAGCATTTACAAGCAGGTAAGGTATTTACTGCTAAGCAAATTACAGCTTCTTTTGGTATTGCTAACCCAGCTCGTCATGTTCAAGTTTTGCGTGAACAAGGTTACTGTGTATACAGCAACCCAACTAAGTTGAGCAATGGCACAGTTGCTACCAAGTACCGTATCGGTGCTCCAAGTCGCAAGATCATTGCCTTGGCTAACGCAGTTGCTGGCGCAAAAGCATTTACTCGTGCTTAATTTGTGAGTACATATGAGTCTGGGATCTTACGAGTTCTCAGACTCATTTTCATTATGGAGTTTTAATGGGATGGTTCAAGTCTATGGCAACTAGAAAAGAGATTGAAGAAGTTGTAAGAGCATCGCAAAATGCCACAACTGGTGGTAGAAAATTTGATGGTGGTAAGCTACAGTATGGCTTGCTACCTCCACTTGCATTAAAAGCAACAGTCGAAATTTTAACATTTGGTGCGGAGAAATACGAACCAGATAATTGGAAACATGTTCCAGATTCTAAGCGTAGGTACTATGATGCAATGCAAAGACATTTATGGGCATGGAAAGAGGGAGAACAAAATGATCCCGAGACAGGTAAAAATCACTTGGCGCATGCAATGTGCTGCCTAATGTTCTTGTATGAACATGATGTAAAATATTCAAAGGAGTAATTATGTTTAAAGAAATCTCAGCAATCGTATTTGGTTGGGTAGCTTTAGTTGTTGTTGGTTTATTTGGCAGCTTTTATGCTTACCAATATTTCGCACCAAAATATCGTGCGGTAGATAATCAGGTCTTCAAACAATCTGAACAATATAATGATGGTATGATTCGCGACTTGGAAAATCTCCAAATGGATTATATCAACGCTGATAAAGACCACAAGGATGCGCTTCGTGCTATCGTCCTTCATCGTTTTTCTGTTTATCCAGAGGACAAGTTGCCACCAAACCTTCGTAACTTTTATAATGATTTGAAAGCAGGTAAGTAATATGAAAAAACTTTTATTAGTATTACCTTTTGTAGTTTTGTTGTCAGCTTGTGATGATCATCCAGACAGTCGTAGAATTGAAGCTGCGAAGCAGGAAGAAATGCAATTACAAGCTGTTCAGTCAGTTGGTATGCCAGCAATAACTAATTTTGCTGAAAAGCGTATGTTCAAAGACATTCTTGAATTGCGCGACCGTAGTGTACCTACTACAACCTATTTGGTCGGTATGAATAGCCAATTGACTAAAGTATGTGACTCAGTTGGTTATGGTTTACCTTACGCAACACAGTATACAAATCCACAGATGCGTGTTAGTGGACAGAATGGTAATGTAACACTACCACAAGCAGATCCAAACGGATTGTACAGCCCAGCTTCAGCTGAAGGTACTTGGATCTTGTGCGTGGATCACAAAGATGGCAAGGCTAAACCTGTTTACATTGAACCACGAATCATTGTAAGTCCTATTGCTTTACAATAAAAATATTTGACACACACCACATTTTTAGGTATAATGTTTTATACATATTATTATGTTTTTAATTTGGAGAAAAAATGAAACTAAGTAAAGCCACTATCGAACTTCTACAAAACTTTTCCAGCATTCATGGGAATCTTTTGTTGAAGAAAGGTACTAAGATTGCTACGATTTCTGAGCAGAAAAATATTATGGCATCCTCTGTTGTTGCCGAAGACTTTCCTCAGGAGTTTGGTATCTATGACCTGAACGAATTCCTCAACGCACTATCTTTGTTTGAAGATCCTGAGTTGAAGTTCCACGAGAAATATGTCACCATCAAACAAGGCGACAACCATATTCACTATTACGCAGCAGAAGCTGGTAACCTTACAGTACCACAGAAGGAAATCGTTTTCCCTGACGCTGAGATTAACTTTAAGTTGACAGCTGGTCAGTTGAACCTTATCCGTAAAACTTCAGGTGTGTTGGCTGCTCCCGACTTAACTATCTCTGGCGATGGTAAGAAAATTACTGCCGTAGTTGGTCAGAAGAAGAACGCAACTGGTAACAATTTTGAAGCACATCTTGGTGAAACCGACAAGAAATTTAAGGTAAATCTTAAAGTCGAAAATCTTAAAATGATCCCAGGAGAATTTGATGTGTCAATCTCAAGCAAGCGAATCTCAAGATTCCAACGAAGCGACCTCGTCTACTATGTCGCAGTTGAAGCAGACTCCACCTTCGACTTCTAATTATTATGTAATGCCAGAGCAGGGTGATGAAGATCGCCCTGTTAATCCTTATGGGCAACATTGATGGATGAAATAAATGATTTAATTACTTTGTTGAAAGATAACGAAGTATATCGTAAGAAATATGGATATAACCCTCACGATAATTATGCTTGGCGTGAGATTATGTCGTTCAATTATCTTAAACAATTTTATCCATCGATACAAAAAATCAAAGGTAGATACGGTGAAGATGGTAATTGTCCAGAACTACATTTAAATTACATCGAACATAAATCGGTAAATGTTGAATTTAGAACAAAGAAACAGTCGTATAACTTCGAAAAAGTTTTCTTTGAGTTTGATGTTTCTGAAAGTAGAATGAGACACATGGACGAAGTTGATGGATTTATTTTTGCTATGTATGATAGAAACAGTTTGGATCATCCAAATCCAGTAAGTGTTTTATTTGTATATGGCAATAATCTTAAACTGTTAGTTGATCTTATAAAAGAAGAACATAAGAGATTTTTTGAAGAAGGTATTAGAAAACGAGATACAATAGAAATATATTATCCTTTAATAGCACCTTTTGCTGAGAAGTTTGGGGTTCAACCAGAACCAATTGTTAATATTATGGAACTTATATTATGAATGAATTTTTGTGGGTTGAGAAGTATCGACCAAAAACTATTGATGAGTGTATCTTACCTGATTCTTTGAAGCAAACATTCAAAGAGTTTATTACTAGTGGTCAGTTACCAAACTTTTTGTTCTGCGGAACAGCAGGTGTTGGTAAAACTACAGTGGCTAAAGCACTATGTAATGAGATTGGTGCTGAGTATTTGTTAATCAACGGATCTGAAGAATCTGGTATCGATGTTCTACGAACAAAGATTAAGGGTTTCGCTTCGACTGTTTCGCTAACTGATGCCAAGAAAGTAGTTATCCTTGACGAAGCGGATTATCTTAATGCCAATTCTACCCAACCAGCGTTGCGTGGATTCATTGAGGAGTTCTCTAGCAATTGCCGATTTATCTTTACATGTAACTTCAAGAACCGAATCATCGAGCCTCTACATAGTAGATGTGCCGTTGTTGAGTTCAAGATCGACACGAAAGATAAACAATCTATCGCAGCAAATTTCTTTAAGCGTGCTTCAGGTATTCTTAAAGACGAGGGTATTGAGTTTGATCCAAAAGTTGTAGCAGAAGTTATTACAAGACACTTCCCAGATTATCGTAGAATCTTAAATGAATTGCAGCGATATTCTGTTACTGGTAAAATCGACAGTGGAATTCTTGTAAACTTGTCCGATGAATCTTATAAAGAACTTGTTGGTTATTTGAAGACTAAAGATTTCCCAGCAGTTCGTAAATGGGTTGCTAAGAATTCTGATATTGAAACAACACAGTTGTTCCGTGAGTTGTATGACAAGGCTGTAGATTTCCTTGAGACATCCACAGTACATCATCTTGTTTTGATTTTGGCAGACTATCAGTACAAAGCAGCGTTCGTTGCCGACCATGAATTAAACACAGTGGCAGCGATGACCGAGATTATGATTCAATGTAAATTTAAGTGAGGATGATATGGAAATTGTATTTTATGCTTCCGTCATTCTTTCTTTGATGTTTGTTTTCTTTCTTGGTGCTTTGTTTGGATGGACCAGACATCAGAATTTCCTTGAGCGTACTATGGGTAAAATGATTAGTCATGTTACAGAAGAAATTCGTAAAAATTCTATAGAGATTACTATTGAAAAACATGGTACTATGATCTACATTTATGACAAAAACACAAAGCAATTTATGGCACAAGGTTCTAGTCGTAATGAAATTGAAAACATTCTTCACAAGAAGTTTCCAGGGAAGAAATTTGTAGCTGACCAGAAGGAAATTGATGCGGGGTTTAGCGATGCCAAGTCCTTTTGATTTTATTAATGCTATAACTGTAACCAAAAAAGATTTACTCAGGGAAGATCCACTGAACGAAAAAGACTATTCCCCATTCATGGTAAACAGAGGACTATCTTATTTCTCTGATACAGTTATGATGGCGAATGAGATGAATCGACATGGTGGAATCCACAAGATATGGCAGAACGATTTTCTTCTGAATACAATATCCAAGAAGAAGCGTTTTTCGAAGTGGCATAAAAAAGAAGCCGAGGATAAGGTTGTTCTTCTAATTATGGAATATTATAAATATTCTACTAAGAGAGCAAGGGAAGTCTTAGACATTTTGACACCTGCTCAGATTAAGATTATAGAAGAAAAACTATTCAAAGGTGGAAAATAATGTCTGTCGAAATGATTTATTATGACTGGACTCCAGATTCAATGCTGGAAGTACTGTTACCAGAACCTGATAACTTTTTGAAAATCCGTGAAACTCTTACCCGAATCGGGATCGCTTCCAGAAAAGAACAAAAGTTATACCAATCATGCCATATTTTGCATAAACAAGGTAGGTATTTTATCGTTCATTTTAAGGAACTGTTCGCCCTCGATGGTAAGGAATCGAACATTACTTCCAACGATGTAGAGCGTAGAAATACTGTAGCTGGATTATTGCAAGATTGGGGTTTGCTTTCTATCGTACATCCAACGAAAGCAGAACCAAAAGTTTCTCTGTCACAGATTAAGGTTGTGGCATACAAAGAGAAAGACCAATGGGAATTAGTCCCTAAATATAATATCGGTAAGAAGGTTACCGTAACTAAATAATTTTAAACTTGGAGTGAATTGAAATGAATGATTCTATCATTAAACTTGAATTGAGTATCGACGAAGTAAATATGGTTCTTCGTGTATTGGGTAAGCATCCATTCGAAGAAGTTGTTACTTTGGTTACTAAAATTAAATCACAAGGTGATCCACAGGTAGACGCAATTGTGCAGGCTCAACAAGCTGCTCAAGCGCCAGCTACTCCTGAGGCACCAGCTGCCCCAGCAGCGTAATCTATTCACCTTAGGACCACTAAGTTACGAATCGTTGGTAAAGCTGTCAGTACGTTAAGCTGTCGCTGGAACCAGTAACCAGCAAAACACTATGCCCATTTGGGGTAGTGAATTTTATTTTAACTCGCTTAATAGGAGATATAACATGGGTAACAACAACCAATTTGCATTATTTGGTCCAGGATTCAAGGACTTCGACAAATTCTTTGTCGGTTTTGATGATACAGCAAAACAGCTGCAGGCAATGCATGCTGATCTAACTAAAAACATTCCCAACTATCCACCATATAACATTCGCAAGAATGATGAGAACTCATACACAATTGAAATCGCAGTAGCTGGTTTCGGTGAGTCTGAGATCGACATCACTATCGATGGTGGTAAGTTAATTGTTAAAGGAAATGTTGAAGCTGAAACAGATGAGTCTTATGACTATTTGTTTAAGGGTATCGCAACTCGTGCGTTTACTCGTGCGTTCGCTATCGATGATCACATTGAAGTAAAGAACGCAGAACTATTCAATGGTATGCTTAAGATTGCTCTGGAGCGTCTTATCCCTGAGGAAAAGAAACCAAAGAAAGTTCCAGTAAAGACAACTGGGAAAAAAGAGTTCTTGACTGAGGCAGAATAACATGACTAACATTCTAAAATCCATTAAGGGTTTTGTTATGGAAGTTGTGAGTTGCATACAAGAAGCAAAAAGAATGCAAGCAGAGGAGCATACAAAATGGCACTCTTAAAATTCTTTTCTTTTTTGTTTAAACAATCTTCGCCTTTAGAAGATTACATTGTAAGTAAAAATCCTCAGACATCATCTGATGTTGAACACTGGACTCGTAGATACTACGATGGTCAAGCGAGGGGTCTATAATGTGTAACTGGATCCCTATGACTGATGATGATTGGGATTGGGTAAATGGAAAGATTCCGCCAAACCCACAGAAGTAATAACAAGGGAGCTTCGGCTCCCTACTTCTTCTGCTTCATAAATAGAAGTATGAAGAAAAGAGCAAGCGTATTTCCAAACATGGTAACTTATGTACCCATCCGAAGAAGAGATTGGGTATTAAAGATCTCAATCTTTAAAGATCACTCTATATTGATTGTTGGTTATAATGTTTATACCTTCTCTACAGTAGTGAAACAATTTGACAATGCAGATCTCGCTGCATCTTTTGTAGATTTTTTAGTTGAACAGGAAGAGTTATAATGAGTAATGATATTAAAGTTTTTAAAATGATTAATGGTGAAGAAATTATTGGTCAAGTTTTTATTGCATTCGGCGACCATTTTGAGATTAAAGAACCAGCCCAGATCGTCCTTCAAAGAGATCCAAAATCTGGTGGTGTTGGAGTCGCAATCGCTCCATATATGCCCTATGCTGATGGTAATGTAGACATCTATAAGTCTGCCATTGGATCTTCTTGCATTCCTTCCAAAGATCTTGTAAACGAATACAACCGAATCTTTGGAGCAGGGATTATAGTTCCCCCAGCCCAAAGCATTATCGCCCCCGTATAATCCTTGCAAGGACTGAAAAAGTCCTTGACATTTATTCAATAATCAGGTATAATATATGAATACCTGAGGAGTTTTTATTATGTTTATGTTCGATATTGAAACACTGGACGCTGAGTCAACTGCCGTTGTCTTATCTGCGTCCATCATTCATTTTGAAATTGGAGAACAAGTAACATACCAACAACTGCTTGAGCGAGCATTATTTGTAAAATTCAATGCGCAAGAGCAGGTTGATCTTGGTCGTTCAGTTGACAAAGGCACAGTTGAATGGTGGTCACAACAACACGAATATGTTCGCAAGATTTCTCTTGCTCGACTCAAAGATGATTTGACAATCCTAGATGGAATCAATAAAATAAAAGAATATATCGCACAATATCCAGAGAAAGACCAAACCTTTTGGGCTCGTGGTTCTCTAGATCAAATGTGTATTGATAGTCTTTGTAAATCAATCAAGGTTGATTTGATTGCTCCGTATAATGTTTGGCGTGATGTTCGAACTGCTGTTGATTTGCTTTGTGAAACAGGTAAGAATGGTTACGCAACAGTAGAAGCACCTGGATTTGAGCGACACAATGTGATTAAACATCACCCAACTCACGATTGTGCTCTTGATATTATGATGTTACTTTATGGAAAATAATTATGTTAGAATGTTTAATTATGGGAGACAGTATAGCTGTCGGAACACATGTATTTAAACCTAGTTGTGAGTATTACGCTGAGAGTGGTATAAACAGTTATCAATGGGTCAATCGAAACATTGGTAAAGCTCCATACGAAGCAAAAACTATTATCATCAGTTTAGGTAGCAACGACCACAAGTATGTTAAGACTGAAGAAGAATTAAGAACAATCCGAACAATGACGAAAGCGGATAGAGTTTATTGGATTCTACCTGCTATCAAACCAAACATTCAAGAGATTGTTAAAAAAGTTGCTGCCGAATATGGCGACACTGTTTTACCAATTACTAGATTACAACCAGATGGTATTCACCCAAGCTGGGCAGGTTATAAAGAAATCGTTAAGGAAACAAATTGAATTTTTACACCAATGTAGTGCAATATGGTAGTAAAATGCTTGTTCGTGGCTATGATGAGAATGGTCAGTTCAAGCATCGTGTCGACTTTCAACCAACGATCTATGTTCCATCAAAAACACCAACCGATTATAAAACTCTAGAGGGCAAATATGTTGCTCCTCTGAATCCAGGAACGATCCGAGACACTCGAGATTATATTGATCGATATAAAGATGTTTCTGGTTTCGAGATTTATGGTAACAATAATTTCGTTGCTCAATACATAAGCGACAACTATCGTGGCGAGATTATCGGCGACACCGATAAGATTAAAGTATTCACAATCGATATTGAAACAGCAACCGAGTTTGGCTTTCCTAATATTGAACAAGCCAATGAGGAAATGCTTCTCATTACTATTCAAGATAACAAAACAAAAGACATTACAACTTGGGGTCGTAAACCTATCGGCAACTCAGGCGATGTTGAGTATCGTTGTTTTGAATCTGAGTCGGCAATGCTTCAAGACTTTCTAGTCTGGTGGCAGATGAACTGTCCTGATGTTGTTACTGGTTGGAATATCAACTTCTTCGATATTCCATACTTGGCTCGAAGAATTGAGAATCTTCTTGGTGAGTCCTTCGCTAAGAAACTATCACCATGGGATTTAATAAATCAACGCAAAGTTGCCATGAAAGGTAGCGAGGAATTAACATACGATATTCAAGGTGTTGCTATGTTGGATTACCTTGACCTTTACAAGAAATACACATACACAACACAAGAGTCTTATCGTTTGGACCATATCGCTTCGGTTGAGTTGGGTGATAAGAAACTTGACTACAGCGAATATGGTTCGTTCAAAGATTTCTATGAACAGAACTGGAAGAAGTTCGTTGCTTATAACATTCACGATGTGCAGATTGTCGACAAACTTGAAGACAAAATGAAACTGATTGAACTTCAGTTGGTTATGGCGTATAACGCAAAGATCAACTATGAAGATGTATTCTCGCAAGTTAGAATGTGGGATGCAATTATCTATAATCATCTTCGCGATCAAGGTATTGTTATTCCAGGCAACTCTGGTAACAAGAAGTGGGATAAGTTTGAAGGTGCTTATGTTAAAGATCCATTGGTTGGACTTCACAAGTGGGTAGCTTCCTTCGACTTGAACAGTCTATATCCTCACTTGATTATGCAGTATAACATCTCGCCTGAGACAATGCTTGAGGGTCGCGAAACTGTCAATGTGGATTATCTTCTTGATAGAAAGTTCGACACATCTGAAGTTAAAGCCAAGGGTGTTTCTATGACTGCGAATGGTGTTTGTTATCGCAAAGATAAGCAAGGGTTCATGCCTGAACTTATGGAGAAGATGTATAAAGACCGAAGCAAGTATAAGAAACAAATGCTTGGCGTTCAACAACAGTATGAGAAAGACAAGTCTAAGAAAGAACTGCTGAAGGAAATCTCTCGACTCAATAACCTGCAGATGGCAATGAAGATTGCTCTGAACTCAGCTTATGGTGCGATGGGTAATCAGTATTTCCGTTACTTCGACTTACGAATGGCAGAGGGTATTACGACTTCTGGTCAGTTGAGTATTCGTTGGATGGCAAACAAGTTGAACGAGTTTATGAATAAAACTCTNAAGACTACCAAGAAAGATTATGTNATTGCGATTGATACCGATTCAATCTATCTTACNCTTGAAACTTTGGTTGAATCAACTTGCGCAGGNAAANCTGACGAACAGAAGATTCAGTTTATGGATAAAATCTGTGAAGAAGTTTTCCAACCATTTATNGACAAAGGATATAAAGAACTTGCCGACTACATGAATGCGTTCGATCAAAAGATGCAGATGAAGNGAGAAGTTCTTGCCGACAAAGGTATTTGGACTGCNAAGAAACGATACATATTAAATGTGCATAATTCTGANGGAGTACAATTTGCTGAACCTAAGATTAAGGTTATGGGTTTGGAGATGGTCAAGTCATCTACGCCAGCAGTTATTCGTGACAAACTTAAAGATTCGATCAATGTTATTCTGGAAGGTGACGAGAAGAAACTACATAGATACATTGAAGAATTCCGTGACACATTTAATAAGCTGAGTATCGAGGAGATTGCCTTTCCTCGTGGTATTAATGGTATCAAAGAATATGCTGCCAGTTCTACAATCTATCGTAAGTCTACACCGATTCATGTTCGTGGTGCTTTGTTGTTTAATCATCAGTTGAAAGAACTAAACTTAACACACAAGTATCAACCTCTAAAGGATGGCGACAAGATTAAGTTTGTGTATCTGAAAACACCTAACAGGATTCAGGAAGATGTTATCTCTTTCTCGCAGACACTTCCACCTGAGTTTGACCTACATAGATATATTGACTATGAGAAACAATTTCAGAAAGTTTTCCTTGATGCGCTTCAGATTGTTATTGAACCATTAAAGTGGAATGTAGAGGAACAGTCTTCCTTGGAGGATTTCTTTGGATAATATTAGAGTAATTAAAACTGGTATTAATGTTTCAAAAATATTAAACCAGTTGAAGCAGTACCCACAAGATTGGGGAGGTCAGAAACGCATGGAAGGTTCTATGAATGTCCATGATGAGTTTGGCTTTCCTGATGTTGAGGCAAGCGTTCTACAACTTGTCATTGGTGCTGTTAAGAGTAAGGATGATTATGTTGGAGATACAGAACTTTGCGTTCCAACACCAGCATATAATCATCATACGGAAGTTATTGGATTCTTGAAGCGACACTTCCATACCTTTTCTCGATGCGGATTTCTATCGTTGCCTGTTGGCGGACAAGTAGGAAGACATATCGACATCGGTACATATTATGAAACAAGAGATCGTTACCATTTATCTATACAAGGAAGATATAGATATTATGTTGGTGATGAACATTATGATGTAGAGCCAGGAACTTTATTTTGGTTTAACAATAAACTGGAGCATGGAACCGAAAACATTGGTAACGAAGTCAGGATAACTTTTGTATTTGATGTCCCACATCACAAAGGTAATCCTTGACCTGCAAACATATACATAGTATACTATAAGAAAGAATGGAGAAATATATGGGCATTTTAGATAAACTCAAAAAGAATACAACAATCAAAGACTCTTCGGTTTTGTCACAATCGAAATTCTTTACGAAGAAGGATATGATTCCGACTTCTGTTCCAGCAATTAACATCGCATTGTC